TGTTGCGGCAATCCCTGCAAGCGCAGTTCCAGCAATGGCCGCACCGGTAGCGATTGCCTTGAATGCGGTGAAGCTGACGCGGCGCAGCTTGCCCATCGAGGTGCCGATCTTGCCAAGCGGACCTGATGCGGAGTCCTTCGCCTTGACTACGAAGTTAGCGGTCTGGTTTGCAGCCATCAGCGTTGATTACCCCTTCTGAACTTCAGGATGGTGTTGCGGAATGGCTGATCGTTGAAAAACGCAGCCACCGTCTTACTGTATGACTCTACCGCTCGGTTGATGTTTGATTGCTTCTTGACCACTTCATCAACAAACGGTCGTGGCTTCACGCCCTTTACGACGAATGTGCCGTTCGCGGTGGTGCGTCGTTGCCCTTGCCCACCGACCACCAGGTAGCCGTAGAACACACCTTTGCGGCCGCCCTTGATGCCGACTACTGCGGCAGGGTTGTTGAATCGCGCCTTGCGTGCCAGCACCTTCTTGCGGAGGTTGCCGGTCGCGCCGCGCGGAGCCTTATCGCGCATTGGCTTCTGAAGCGTGCGCGCTGCGTTGAGTTTGGCGAACGATGCCAGGCGCTTGAACGCGCTTGGGTTTGAGCCTTTGAGAAAGCCAAGCCGAAGCTGATCGTAGTTCCGATCAAACTGACCATCTACGACAATCGCGGCTGGCATCTACTTCCCTTTCGGCTGCATCTCTGCGTGGATCATCCAGGCGAGCAGCACCTGATCGAGTGGCAGGCTCGCTACCTCATCTGGCCACATCCCAAACTTCTCGCCTAAGAGGTGGAAGATGATCTCCGGCGGAGGGGCGATAGATTGTCCAATCGCCATCCGCCTGGCGGCGAGCCTTACTTGGGGTCCGGCTGGTTCGCCTTACCCCACGCCTCAAGCGTCTGAGAGAGTGCGTCTACTGGTGCGTCCAACACATCCGCACAAGGCTTGCCATCAAGCCCCTTGAAGTTATGCGTGACTACCAGCTTGGCAAACGCTGCGAGCGCTCGTGACGCTTCGCCTGACTCCAAGTCGAGCAGGATGCGCGCCGAGACTGTCTTTCGCAGCTCGGCTGTCCATCCAGCGTACTCGCCCTCCAAGGCGATCTTTACGGTGTCCATATTGACCCTCCTACGAGCGCCCTAGGCGCTGCTCTTTACGGCGCTGTTGCCAGCGGCGAATCTACGATGATCTCAAGCGACTTGCCTGAGGCCGTATCGTATGCCAGTCGGCAGGTGACTTCGTTGACCACCACGCCATCCTGATCAGCCGACAGCGGCACAATGTTCTCGATCTCCCACGAGCCAAGAACCCACACGCCGTAGTTATCGGTGGTCGTGCCGTAGAGGCGCAGATACTTCTGCGTGGCGATGTCGGCGATTGGGAAGCTCGTGCCAGCGGCTGCGTTGCTTGCCACCGTGAAGGTGAGCGTCGCATCAAGCACGCCGGTCAGCGCTGCCGTCGCGGCCGTCAGGCTGCCGTCAAGTGCCGTGACCATCCCAACGCCTGTCGTGATTGACAGGTTGAAGTTGAAGATCGAGGCGTAGTCGGTCGCCCCTGTGCCGCTCTTGTCAGGGAAGTTGGTGTCGGTGCTGAGCTTCATCAAGCGTCCAGCCAAGAATGGGTTGGCAGGGATCGCCGTAGGGAAGGCAAGCGCTGAAGTCGCAGCCGTCGTTGCAGCGAAGGTTGCGCCAGCCTGGAGCAGACCGTTAGCGTCAGCGGACAGCGTAATCTCCGTAGGCGCTGCGTCGCGCACGAGATACTTCTGCACGCCGTCTTCCACGAGGAACGAGTAGAAGATGAGCGTGTCGACATCGCCCTGTGTTGGCGACCAAGTCCAGGTGTACGGCCCTGCGCCTGTGGTGCTTGCACCAATCGCATCAAAGATCAGCGGAAGGGTTCGCATTGAAGCAGGACCCTCGGCAATGGTCAGGATTGGAGCCTTGCCGGTGATCGTTGGTCGCGTCGCCTGAATGGCGGTGCGCTTGCCAACTGAGGTGGTCTCGCCAAGATCAACGGTCACGCCGAGATCGAGTGAGCCGATGGTCTCATTGAACAGGATCTCGCCAGTGGCGGTGCCGATTGAAGCTGCGGTTCCGAATGCGGCCTGCGACGCAGTAGCGATTCGCGTCAGAGCCTTTGCGCCTAAGGTTGGCATCTCGTATCTCCTTGCTCTACGCGGTGAACGCCACGGTATCAAGGACCGTGACTTCCGCAGTTGCTTCCACCGTCAGGTACTCCTGATCAGCGTAGGTATCTGTGCCGAGTGTAGTACTGCTCACTGCCACCTGCGCCGCGTTTCCACTAATCGTCACAGCTCCATCGAACACGGTGCGGAGCCAGGCACGCCAAGTGTAGAGGTCGCGGTACTTGTCATCCATCCGTGGGATAGGGAGCAGATAGATGCGGATGGCTACGGTCAGCACCGTGGTGCGGTTGCCATTGCCAATGGTGATGGTGTCATCCCCTGGGAACAGGACAGCACACGGCGTGACTGGAAGCGACTCTGGTGGGGTGGCGTATGCCTTGCGGAGCGTGTAACCAGCCGGATCGGTCGCAGCCTCTAGGCGTGCAGCGATAGCGTCAAGGATCGTGAGGTCGGTCATACCGCCAAGCCACCGCGCTTGCGGTACGGCTCAAGGATCAGCGCCGCCTCTGGGTGCAGGGCGCGGCTCATTCGCAGGATGCCGCCAAGGTCAGCCGATCCGATCACGCCGAACGGCGCGGTGCGGCTATTCCACACAGCGCCAGCCTGGATGATTGCCGCCTGTGTCACGGCGGCTGGGAGAGCAGGGAAGCCGAACACGCCGACCACCTTCACGCCAAGGAAGATGTCCTTAGGGAAGTTCTTGGTGAAGGCGTTGCTGCGGCTGATGCCGGTGTAGGGCAGGCCGTCGAGCGCGTAGTTCTTTGGCGTGAGCTGGAAGTCGGTGTTGGCAGTCCAGGTCGTGGAGTAGGTGCCGTTCTCCAGATCGTCAGTGGTCAGCGTCGTGACGCTCACGAGATCATCGGTCAGCACATAGTCATAGGCTTCAGCCGTGTAGTAGCGCGTCTCGGTCGCGGTGCCGAAGCCGGTCTTGCGGTCGCAGTAGAGATCGATCAGCGTGTCGGTCGCGTCCAGCACATTCTGGAGCGCGGTGTCATCGGTGCTGTCGGTAATGCCGACCGCAGCCTTGAACTGAGCCAGGGATGCATAACTCATTAGCGGCCTCCTGTGTGGATCACATAGAGCGTTTCTGTTCCTGATGCTACCACCGCGTACAGCTTGTCAGTCTCTGGCAGCCATACCTCGTGGAACTCATCCTTCGGCAAAGCGAAGCCGTTGCTGGTGGTCACATTTGCGGCACCGATGAACACGATGTTGCCGCCAGTCGGAGAGTGGAGGTAGCAGTGGGATGCGCCAACGAAGCCGGTGGCGACGAGTGTCGCTGCGGTGCCGACGGTGACCTGGGATGCGCTGATGGTCATTCTTCAGTTTCAGGAGCCGCGCTCGGCTCCGTTTGCTTGATGGTGGCTGTCCTCATACCCTTTGATACTTTCGCGCGCTCTACGAGCCGCGTTGGTGCCTCTGCGTCGACATCTGCAACAGCCTCAGCCAAGCCAAAGCCAATGAGGCTCTCCGCCTCTGCCGTGGGCAGATCAACGAAAGCCCCTGACGGATATTCACCGCGTCGCTTGCAGAGTCGAACGAGCATTAGGTTCTCCTTACTTGCGGTTCAGGGGAGCCGCCGAAGCGGCTCCCCATCCCCACTAACTAGCCGAGCTAGTTGATTAGGCGTTCTTCAGGAACTTGACAGCCGAAGACTGTGCAAGTCCGGTCGCGCCACGGACCTGAACCTTGTACGAAACAAGGCCAAGGTTCCACGCGTACTCGCGTGAAGCCTCAACGGTCACGCCGCCAACGATGGCGGTCTTGATCTGACCAAGGTCACCGAACAGCACAGCCTTAGCACCGGTCGCAGGGACCGCAATGCCAGGAGCCGTGTAGACAGGCTTGCCAAGGAGACGATCAACGCCACCCTGTCCGCCTGGCTGGAACAAAGGCAGCGACGATGACGTCGTGCCAAGGATCTGGCCGAGAGCGGCGTCGCTCATCAACCAACCGCTCTTTGGAGCGTTTCGGTACTGCTGCTTGACCGAGTACTGAAGGGCAACAAGCTCGGCGTATGTGTATACGACGGTGCCTGCGGCCGTTCCACCGGTACCAGCAGCGGTGACGACAGCGGTGCTCGCGGCTGCGCCGTGGGCAATCGCCATCTCCTGACCAGCGGCTTCGCTGATCATTGCCGCAACATCGAATGCCGCGTCCTGAATCAGCTCGTCCGAGACCTGTACGAGAACGGCGAACTTCGTTGGGGTAAGGCTCAGAGCCGACCCTGTGAAGTCATCTTCCGTAATCGTGCCAGCTTCGGCGACTGAACCAGCCGTCGTGCCGAGCGCGGTCACAGTTGGGAACTTGATGTTGTTGCCGGTGGCAACATTGATCACATCCACAACCGCTGGGTTGATGTATGGGTTGATCTGTCCAGCAATCACATTGACGCGATTGAAGACATCGACTGGGTTTCCGAGACCGGTTGAGGTCGTGATGTCACGATACTCGAAAGTATCAACGCCACCAGCCATACCGATTGCACGAAGGCGGTCATTGTCCGAAGCGGCCTTAGGAGCCGTTGGAGCAACAACAGCGGCGAACTCGGCGCGAGCCTCGTCAGCAGCCTTACGAGCCTCGTCAGAAGCCTTCTCTGCGCGGAGAGCCTCGGCGATAACGCCAGCCTCAGCAACGAGCTTCTCGAAGCGTGCCTTGTCTTCACCCTCAAGGGCGATTCCCTTGTCGGCTGCCTCTACGGCAATGCCGCGAGCCTCAACCAAAAGATGCGCT